CGATCTCCAGACAGTTTAAAGCGTTGTGCTCCTCTGATCTGTCCATATCTTGCAGATCATCAAAAAGACATCTGCTCTTGAGGATCGGGATGTAAACAGCAGAGAGCTTGAGCATGTGGGCGAATTGGTCATCATCCATTACTTCGCTCACCAATCCCTCCCAGATGCTAGTGCCGCTGCTCTATGTGCCTCTGCCAACTCCTCTCTAAGCCGCCGGATTCTTCTGTCAGCATCGGCCAAGTCTTGCTGCAATTTCCTCACCGTCTCGCCCAATGCGCGATTGACGGTTTCAAGATCAGGTTCTCTGGTCATCAACGCCTCCTCTTCTTTTTGCTATACAACACAGACACGCCAACCTGGTGGCATCGTTTCGCCAAGGCCGCATTGCCTCGTGCTCCGCGCCAGCACATAGCCAAGTGTTTCATGCCGTAATGTGTCTGCGTAGCGCACGATGCGCGCCGGATGTCACCACGATAGCCCATAGCCCGCGCTGTGCCACGCAGCACTTGCAAGGGGCCGGATGCACTGCTTCGTTTGTTGTGGTTGTGGCATCGAACACCGCTCTCGATCTTTGCCATCTTCAAGGCGAATCCAACCGGCACGCCTTGCCGTCTTGCCTCCGATGTAACCAATCGAGTCGCATCCGAAGCATGTGCCAAGACACTTCCAGCCGTCATCGCGGCGATCAAAACAAGATACCTCATCACGGCCAGTAAACTCCCATGAGGAAGCCAAGTCCGACCATTATCGGGCCGCAAATCAGCCAGTCGATCAGGGAGAGCCGAGGGGCACAGCTCTCCCTGACCTGGGTAGACTTGGCATACCGCTGATCAGCAGCGGCCACTGAACCGGACAGCACGCCCGGATCACCATGAAGCCACTGGTCTTGTGTGGCATCGTATTCATATTTCGCCATGATGTTCCTCCTTGAAACTATGGCAAGCCTAGACTAGAATTCTCAATCAATCGTTAATGTAAGCATCCGGTTTGCTCCCCCGGATGCGAGGGGCGGTGGCTATCCTCCTTTAGTCGCCGCCCCGCTCATATTCAACAAAGACAGCAGCTTGTCGCTGGCATCGGTTGCACCATAGCCAACAATAACGTGATGGCCGATGCTTTCCAAGTATGAAATCATGCCGTCTTGATCCGATGATGTGCGCCCGCCCTTCTGGCGCTTCATCTCGATCCATATTCCCCATGCCGGAATGAACAGGTCTGGCACGCCAGGAACAACGCCTTCGGCCTTCAGCTTCTTTGCCGTCGAGATGTTGCGCTTGCCGCCGTTCGGTATTGCAAAGATCAATACACGAGGCCATTTGGCGCGGAACCATTGAACGAATCCGGCTTGCTCGTCATGCTCAGAAGGGAGGGAAACCGTTGAACGCATCGCAGCCTTCTTTCTGTACATCATCAGGTACAACGTCACGCCAATGAGTGCAATATCGAGCATCGTACAGGCTCACGCAATCAGAACAGCGGCTCTTGTAGTTCTGCCAACTCTGCGGCGGTGAGGCGCTTGGGCTGGCTATAGTCGAGTTGTACAATGTCGTGGAACTTGTCATTTGGCTTCACCTTTATCCTGCGCGGCTTGATCCAGTGGTCGCACTCTTGCATGGCGTCTTCAGTGGTCATAGCAGACGCTCCTAGCGATGGCATCCGCTTCTGGTATCGCTCCGAAGCATAGCCTCCGTGATCAGGACATAGCCATTCTGAAACTTTGATCAGGCCGCAATAATAGGTGACGCGGATGCTATCTGGCTTGCCTTCCTTGCGCCAGCGGGAATAGCCCACATCGTCAACTTCAACCCATTCGGCCTGTACCTGTGTGGAGATCATCGCGCCAGAATATGCCTTCGTGCCGTGATTGAATTGCGGAGGCGGAAATTCGTGGCCGCACTCGATGCACACTCTAACGGCGGCATGATTGACAGTCAAACATTCAGGGCATTTCTTGACCGGGGCTTGACCGTCCTCCGTGCGGCCTTTGATCTTCGGCTTGATCTGATCAATGAAGCCGTGGCGCATCACGTTGTCGCCGTAGTCCAGCACCAGGCAGTTCTCTTTCCCCGGCGCAATGCGTGTGCCGCGCCCGACAATCTGGATGTACAGGCCGGTGCTTTCGGTGGCCCTCACGATTGCCACAAGATCGACATGCGGGACATTGAAGCCGGTGGTCAAGACGTTCACATTGATCAGGCACTTGCTTCCGCCACGCCGGAACCGCTCGATCTTGTCAGCGCGTGCGCTCATGCCATCGGCACCTGTCACCACATCTGCCTCGATGTTATGCGTCTCGAATTCGGCACGGAGCAACTCGGCGTGATTGACACCGCAAGCGAAGACCAGCCACGCCTTGCGCTCCGCACCATAGCGCACGATTTCAGCAACTGTTTCTGTTACCAATTCCGGATCAGATGCAGCCTTGGCTAGTTCGCTCTCGATATACTCCCCACCGCGCTTGCCGACGTTCGAGAGGTCGATGGTCTTGACGCCGCTCTTGCTAATCACCGGGGCCAGGAAGCCTTGATCCATGAGATCAGCAACCGGAATATCGTATGCAATGCCGTCAAAGATCGCGTTGTCGCCTTCGTGCAGCCATCCGCTATCGAGTCGGTAGGGCGTAGCCGTGAGGCCAACCACCTTAACACCGCGATTGCATATGCGAAGATCGGAGAGGAACTTATTGTAGCGTGTGCCGTCTGTCTTCGGGATCAGGTGCGCCTCGTCTACGATCACCAGATCAGGCGCTGGCACCATGTCATAAGCCTTCTTGTGGATCGACTGGATGCCCGCGAACGTGATCGGCTTCCGCAGCACTTTCTTCTTGAGGCTGGCGCTGTAGAAGCCGACATCTGCTTCTGGATAAAGCGCAACCAATTCACTGGCGTTCTGCTCCAGCAACTCTTTGACATGCGTCAAAATCAAAACGCGCGTGCCGGGATAACTCATCGCATCCTTGATCAGGTGCGCGATGATGAGGCTCTTTCCCGAGCCAGTCGGTGCGACGATGATCGGGTTGTCACCCTTCTTGTCTGACCAATAATTGTATAGGCCATCAATCGCGGCGCGTTGATAGGGGCGGAGTTCTAGCATGTGCTAAACTCCCTGCCCTTGTTCCGCACGATCTCGCCGTCTTCGTTGATGTAGTCGATCCAATCCTCGCCGGTGTCATGCACCGGCAGCTTGACCAGTGCCGGATTGTAGATGTGATCACCGCAGCCGCTGCGCTGGTCGATCTCATCGAGTGCCTTCTTGTGCCTGGCGCAGGACCAGCCTTCAGCCTCTGCCGTTGAGAAAGCGCATGTGCGGCAGTTCAATTCCGCAGCGCCATCTCCGTGGCATATCGAATGATACGGACAAAACTTGCACTCGAACCACGCCGGATCATTGCTGATGCCAAGAGGTGGCCGTTCGGTCGATATGATCTTTCTTGCCTTCTCGATAAGCGACTCTGCAAAGGCATGATCGACCTTGAGCCGCTCGGCATAAATCTCATCGGTGTTCTTGTTGACCGAAATGAACAGGCAGCGATCCAGCTCGCTCAAGTGCATTCCGATCTGGCACTGTGCATAGTAGACCGGCTTCGCCTTCTCGACGCCTAGGTTGCACAGCACCTTGAAATACTTCTCGCTCATGGTCTTCACTTCGAGCGTGTGGACCTTGGAACTTTCCGGCAAGCCCTCGACCACTCCGTCCAGGCTCAAGGCGAAATGCCCGCTGACCGCCGTATATCGGAACTGCTGACCTGTTGCAGGATCACGATCCCAGACGGTGCAACCGGCGGCGCGCAGGTTCTGGATCACGCGCAGTTCCTCGCGTTCGCCAGTCTCGAAGAGGCGCAAGATGCGCCCTTCATGCTTCTCGGTATAGGTCCACCGGAACTGATACCAAAGCGCACGGGCGCAAGTGTTTCCGATCTGCGACCCGCCAAGATGCGGCCTGTGTGCGTTGCGGCGGTTGTCTTCGTATCGCTGATAGATCGCCTTTACGATTGGCGATGTCATGTCTAGTTTCATTCCTCTTCCCTCCCGGTAATGCTCTCGATCATCCTTCGATCATAGTGCATAAACATGCTGATTGCTTTTGCATTGATGCCTTCGTCGTGCATCCACTTGATGATCTTCAGCCGCCTGATTGTGACTTCTTTCGTCATGTTCTCGTTTTGCTGGGCAATGACACGCTTGTAAAAGTCGCTCGTAGCCGTTTCGCTTGCGCCGAAGTTCTTGGCAATTTGATTCCAGAATCGCCTCTTGATCCGCATCTTCTCGATCCGCCGGAAGTCATCCATCGACCAATCGCGGCGCACCATTTGCGTCTTGGGTCGATCTTCCTCGCCGTCCGTCCATGTGTAGCGTTTGAACTGCGGGATGAAGTCAACCGCGACATCGTTCCAGACGATGCGGCCTTCGACATCGAAGCTCCAGAAGTTGCCGTCCAGCTGCTGCTTCATCAGGCGTTCGATTGCATAGGTGTCGGTGGTCATGATTGCCCAGGCTCTTTTGTGTGGGTAAGGACAAGATTTCCTTTTTCTTGTGCAATTCTTAAAATTGAATACTTGTGGCAAAGTTCACATCGCAAATAAATTTCCATTTCTGACAATAAATGTGAAAAATCAAAACTTACGAAATGCAAATAACTGGCGCACGGGTTTGTTATGGTTTTCACACAGTCTATTGTATTGCAAAAAGGACATGCCAATACGTGGCTTTCAGTCAAGAATAATGCAGAATAAGTTATAAGTTTTGCTGACACAGTTTGTCCTCCCTTGTAATAGGGGCGACCCGTGAGAGCCGCCCCGCTTCGCCTTACTTCTTCTTCCAGGGTGGCATTGCTACCGCAGGTGACGCCGCAAGTGCGCCCCCTTCGCACGGCTCATATCCGGCAATTTCGTTCGATGCCTGATAATTGCCCTCTGCGGGCTTGACCTTCACCGTGATCATCATCGGCTTGTCGTGGAGGTCAGAACTCTCGTTCGGCATCATCACACCAACCGACCGGCAGATGGCCGAGAGTGTCCTCTGGGCAATCTCTTCCGCCGTCTTGTTCGGGTTGTTGAGGTTCAGCCGATCCATCAAACTCACGCCTTGATGCGGCCCCTCGATGATCTGGCAGGTGAGCACCAGCATTGAGCCGGTCTGTGCCTTGGTGGGGCGCTCCTCGCTCTTGGTGATCACGGCCTTGTACTTGCCAGCCGGGATCGTTTCGCGCGGCGCACTCGGCTCCACGACATTCGCATCAAATCCATTCAGTCTCATTCTCTTCTCCTACTTTGCTACAAAGGCTTCGAAAGGGTTGCCGCTCTCAAAGGTAAACGGCAGCGGCTGGGTAATGTTGAAACGGTTCTTCGTCACGCTCGAGGCTTGCGGGAAGCAGATGATTTCCCGGTCGCCTGTGCTGATCGCCCGCTTCTTGTCGCCATCACCTCGAACATAGGTCTTGAGCCGGATCAGGCCCACGAGGTCCACGTTGTCGGTGTAATGCGGCAATGACTTCTTGTGCATGCGCACCGTGTATCTGGCGAATGGATCGAAGTCTGGCAGATCAAGCGTCTCGGTGTCAGCGTGGCCAATGAAGACCACGTTCATGCCGCGTTCGTAGGCCAGTGCGCCAGCCCATTCCCGCACCTGCCGGTGCTTTTCGGCTGCGGTGTTATAGCCAGCGCCGTAACCGCCACCGGCTTGGTTGATGCTCTTGGCCTTTGGATCGGCTGCAACAATCTCATGCTCGATGAGCGTGGCAAGCTGCGTGATGCTATCAATCACGACCGTCTTGAAGTCATGCTCCTGCGTTGCCAGTGCCTCGATCTGATCCAGCACTTCCTGGCTCGATGAGACCAGCGGGAAAAGCATCACCTCGTCATTGCCAGCAAGCGAAGCGGTGCCGTCCTCCGTGCGGATGAACACCGGCTTCGGGAACATTGCAGCCAACGTGCTCTTGCCCATGCCGCCCTCACCGAACACCGTTGCGATTATTGGGCGTTGCCCCACCGGCTTGGACAATGATTTCAGATCAATTGCCATTATTCTGATGCTCCTTCATTCTAGCTATCACTGCATCTTTTGCTTCTGCGTAACGAAATTCTGACAAATACACTTTAGTAGCAGCAGCATTGCGTTCATCAAAAACCGACAAGGCCTTTGCGAATGTGTTATATGGATCACTTTTGTCATAGGTTCGCATTGCGCAAATCTTGCAATATGCATGCTCAATAGGAGTCATCTGATCGTACATTTGACCATTCAATCTCGCCATGACTGCATTAGCATAATAAGACTTGCTGAGTGTTGACATGGCGACTGCCGCCGCTTTTACCGGAGCACTATCAATCAAAGCCATGTGCGACGATGAAATCGCGCAAATGCTTTCAGCATCGCTTCGAAACACTTTGGAACATTCTTCGACGTATGAAATCGGAACACTCCCCCAGCCATTCATCATTCGAGCCAGCACAGTTACAACACTGGCAACTTTAGTCGGCATCTTGAGCAAATCACCAGTAGACCTCCGTGCCGACAAATCAATCTTGAGAGACAGATGATCTGGTGTATTGACACCCCTGGTGACTTGCATCTTGACGCAGACACCTGACATCTTCACAGCGTGAAGCCTGTGCTGGCCGTCTATCAAAAAGCCTTTATCGTTGAATGCAATTCCTTGGTGAGTACATTGCCAGTTGCCTTGCTTCATTTCAGAAGCAAGCTTCACAATATGTGATTTCCGCAGTGCTCTATTGCCAGAGTTGAAAGACAGATACTCTTCCGCTTTGTCAGGCGTGATGATTTCAATGATTGTTTCCATATTCCACCTCCTTCATTCCGAGTAGTTTCATCGCGTCCCGTATATTCTCAATCGCAAGATCGATCTCACGGTTGCGATTGATGCTGCCCCTAGCTTGCATGATGTGATCGCGTGCGTTCTGCAACGCATCAGCGACAGAGTACAAGTCCAATCCCGGAATCATTCTGCCACCACCTTGACGCCGATCTTCCCCGGCGTGGCCGTGATTGCCTTGGCAGCGATGGACCAGAGATCGGGCCGCTCCTTGAGAAGCCACTTGCATCCGGCATCGTCCACTTCGATCTTGACCTTAATCGGCCAAGCTTCGGCGGGCATGTCGTGCTTGACGGTCTCCCAGATTGCCAGATCGATCTTGCGATAGATCGGCTGCGTCAAGGTCACCTTGTACGGCTCAACGCGGTGCGTAACCGCGCCTTCCGTCTTGATGTCTAGTGCCTGGGAGATTTCTTCTTCGATCTTGATGCGGGCCGCTTTGGCTTCATCCTCGCGGCGTTTGGCTTCAAGCCAGGCCCCGCAAAGGCCCGTTACGTTGCTGCTCATGGCAACTCCTTTCCTCTCAACGGAATGGCTTATTGCATAT